ACCTGGTGCATCAGCACCCGGGAAGTCTCCCCCACTAGTGCTACCTGATGATCCGCTATCTCCAGCATCTTCTCCACCTTCACCTGGCTCACCGCCTGTGTTAGGTCCGTATTTAAGTAGTTCGTTTAATTTATCTAATGCTTGTTCAAAGTCTGCTAATTTATTAATGTAGTAGCGTTTACCTTGAATCTGTGCTTCAAAGCCTTTTCCAGTCCATTTTAAGATAAAGTTCTGTTTGTTCTTCAACTCAACTCTAAATGTAGAAGGACGAGGTGCTACCCATAAAATTTCTTCTACGAATTCTCCGTATTGATTAGTAAGTAGAGATTCTACAGCTTGTTTAAGACTAGGAAACTTACCTAACATCTTTTCTGTTGCTGTTTCTAGTACAGTCTCTTCACCTGCTTTTTCTAGAGGCTTTTCGTCTGTCTTTACTTCAGGCTTCTTTGCTGGTTCTTCTTTTGGATCTTCTTCTTTGATTAATTCTGCTAATGACTTATCTTCGTTCACTGAACGTCTTTGTTTCATCATAGCATATTGACCTGGGTATTCAGTTCTTAAGAAATGACGAAGAGCATTGAAAGTCTTACTTATAACTTCAAATACTTGTCTTGCTTTTTCATCTTTACGAATATCATCAATGTGCATTAACTCTTTTGTTGAATCAACTGCAGATGATAAATTACGGAATAAATTTTCAAAACTAGGTAATTGAATTATCTTATGTCCAACTCCTCCAGTCTCTTGGTTTACAAGATCTGTTTTAAAATATGTAGATAAGTCTTTATTAAAAAAGTCTTCATCTTTTATAGGACCGAATTTATCTTCTATTGATTTTATAAAATCTTTAGGTAGGTCTTTTGGTTTTACTGTGTTACCTTCTTCTTCGTTTACTGATTCTTCTACTCTATTCATCTCTTCATCCGATACCCAATATGAAGTTCCCCCACCTATTGAGTGTTTAAACATCTTTTCCATTTCCTCAGCGTATTTCTTTGCATCATTATATGAATTAAATACTTTTGGTTTATCAGTTGAACTAAATGTTTTTTTATCAAATTCTTTTTCCAACCCCTTACCCTGACCTCTACCTTTATTGTAGGTTACATAGTATTTGCCTTCGTTCTCGTCTAACTTTTGTAATTCGTTTGGTGAATGTTTATGTATTTTACCGCTCGGTAATTCAATACCGTAATACTTTTCATCATCAGCACCGTGTTCTTTATCTAAAGATTTTACAACTCCGGTTCCGCCATGAGACATTTTTACTTTGTCACCTATTTTAAAATGAGATTCGTTTTTTTCAGATCCAACTTTATTAATATAAGCATCGTCACCATGAGGTGATAATCCTTCTTTAAAAGGTCTTGGACAAGGTGTTCCTTTAACATGAGTATGACCGCATCTACCACAGTGTGTGGCTTTCTTTTCAGTTAATACTTCGAAATAAATTTCTTCAATAAGTTCTCTAAATTCAGCTTTATTCATTATCTTATTATTATTTGAAGAATTTTTCAAGAGCTTCAATTTTATCATTAGCATCAACTAACATAGTTAATGCTTCTTCTGCATTTTTATAATAATCACCTGTGGAATGATCTCCAATACCTACTGGATGTTCAGAGAGCAAATTCAAAGTCAATAATGCTTTTGATTTTTCTGCAATGGCAGATGTCATTAACATATCAAATAATTCCTTTTTCATTGTTTATTTTTTAATATCCTTGACGCTTAATAGAAGCGTTTATGAAATTAACTGCATGTGCCATTGGTATATCCCAGATCTTAGATAGTCTCTTTAGAAAGTTTAATACCATTGCATCTCCTTCAGGATTAACTCCTCCTTCCGATATTCCCATTCCACGGCTTACTATTTTAGCATTTTTTAAAATTGTAGAAAATTGTGGTGTACCGCCTTCAAAGAATTGAGGTAGTGGATTTAATTCGTCATCTACTTTTTGTAATACTACTATACCTCTTTGTCCAATTTGACACTCAAATTTATGTCCTCTAAATTCTATAATATCTCCAATACTGTATGCTTTACCTGTTATATCAACTGCAGTATCATTTTGAGCATAATCTTCTTCTTCTTTCTTTAAGCTCTTTTCCTTAGCCATCATCCCTTGAACCTTTTCGATTGTTGCCATATCTTTAGGTGTCATCTTCATCTTACGAGTAAACTCTTTAGATGTAGGGTCTTGTACTAATTCTGTTTCGTGCTTTCCTTCGTTGTTCTCGTATTCGTCTTCGTCATCATAATCTTCTTCTCTATCACCTGTATACCAACTCTGGTTAGGGTCATTTTTAGGCTCTTTTGTAAAATCGTGTGCTTGCCAGTTAAAGTTTGGATCGGTAACTAATGCCGGGAATTTAACCGGTTCTGTATGAGTTGGATCTTCGTTAAATGCAATGGATATACCATGTGATCTATCTCCTGAACCTCCGTTCATTACATCTAGTAATTCATAATAGTCCATTCCCCCAAATTCTCCGTATCCTTCGTAGTTACTTTCTGCGTACTTTTTACCCTTATCGTCAATCATGTAAACAACTCGTAACGTATTCTCTTTTTCAGAGCCGATCTGCTGATTTGAATCTTGAGTAAACCATGAAAATTGACCTTCGTTAACTACTGCTTCGTTCATATCAATATTACTATCAATTACTTCGATGTTTTGAGTACCAAAGTCCATCTCTAAGTCGTATGCAAGTTCTGGGTTAGTAAAATAATACGTGTCTGATCCGTTTATATCTACTGCTTTACTGTAAGCAGGGTTATCTTTAATAATTTCTAATGCTCTTTTTGCATCTCTAACAGCTACTTTAATGTAATACGTACCTTCTGGTGCTTCTGCTAGTTTTGTTCCACGGCTAGGTTTCTTTAAATCATACATCTTATTTCTAGCTGCATCTCTTTCTGCTGGCATCTTTGAAGTATCGTTAGCTATTGCTTCTAAATCTGCAATAGATTGTACCGCTCCTTCGCTAAACATCTTTTGGAATCCTGCAAATTTCTCCGGGAAGTATCTTCTGTAATAAGCTTTTTTAGCATGGTCAATTAAACCATCTCTATCTGATTGATATTCTTCCCACTCGTTCCAATAAAAATCAACTGCTTCTTCTACTGCAGATTCAAATGCACTATCAAAAGGCATTGGCATATTTTCTGGTTCTCCTAAGTCTTTATGAATAGCTCTATTCATTACTCCTTGGTCTGATGAACCCCAATCTTCTTTTAATACAGCTTTCTTAATAGCCTTATCTTTTACTCCTTTGTATTCTGCTTCTGGAGATTCTACATCACCATCTTTATCAAAATCTTTCTTAGCCTTAACTGCTTCTTTCTTTATAGGAGCTTTTTTAGCAACTGTTTTACCAGTCGCTTTTTTAATAGCTTTGTCTTTTACGCCCTTGTATTCTGCTGCAGGTGATTCTTTCTTACCGTCTTTATCAAAATCTTTCTCAGCTTTTTCCGCTTCATTTACAGAAGTATCTAATTCTTGATCTGCTCCAGTTCCGGAAACAGCAGCATCTAATTCAGCTTCTAATTTCTTCTTCTCAATCGTCATAGCCTTTAACTGCGGTACAACAGATTGATCACCACCTTTGTACTGTACTGCAAGAGCTTTCATCTTAGCGACAAGCTCTCCATGTTTTTTCTGTATGCTCCCTACTGATGCTTCACTTATTTTATTCTTATCACTATATGATTTATATAAGGCTTCAGCTTCATCGCCTTTTCCGGCAGCTTTCAGTTGTGAGATTAAGTTATAAATGTTTTTAGCTTCTTCTGATCCTGCTTTATACCATCTATGGTCATCCGACATCATATAATACCAGTCGTGAGATTTTAAAGCTTGTTCTAATTGAGCCATTAAGTCTCCTTGCGGTTCTTCTTTCTTACCGTAGATTTGAGTTGAGTCATATGCATCTTCTTGCATATTACCATCTAACTTAGCCCATACTTTAAGTATGTTAGCCTTGATTACATCTTTATTTACAAATGGCTCTCCGGCACCTTTTAGTCCTACTTGTCCGATTTTTTCAGTAAACGTAAAGTCTGATAATACTATATTCTTATCTTGATCTATATGGAAAGAGAATTCATCTTCTTTTCCGTCTTTATATTGAAAGTAAATATCAAAAGCCATTGCTTCTAATCTTAGGATCTTTCCAGATGCGATTTCTATTCCATCTTCTTTTAATGCTTCAGCTACTGCTTTAGCTACATCTTTTGATATTAGTTTTGTTTGCTCTAAATCAAATTGAAGACCTTCTCCTTCTGCTTCTTTAATTTTCTTAGTATCTAAAGGTTCCCCCTTTTTATGCAGCTGTACTTGGACGCCTTTTTCAGCTAATTCCTTAGCTTTATTTTCATCGTCTGTATGTATTACACCTTTGTCCATTTCTGTAAGTATGTTTAATTTGTTTTCTAAAGATTCTTTTAAAGAAATGAGTTGAGTTTTATACTTCTTATCTTCAAGTTTTAGTACTTTATCTTTAACTTGTAAAGCTTCTAAAGCTTTTTGTACTTTTTCTAAGCGTACTTTGACTTCTTGAAAAGTTAGTAACTTTATTGTTTCCTTCATTTCTTACTTAATATATAAATAAATAGGTATGTTTTCTACTTGATCTTGATACAGATGTCTTTACCATCTTTTGTACCACCGTATCTATAACCATCCCAACAAGCTTTACCGTCTATACCCTTCTTCTTTCCCTCTAAAGATAGCTGCTCAGGATCTGGTTGTCCTTCTAGTTCGTGGTAACCTGTATTAGCTTGGTTTATAAAGCTTTGAGATTGTGATATATGGTCTTGAATCCAACCAGGAATATCTTTTTCATCTGGTCCGATCTTATACATTAACTCACCTGCATTCTTTATAATATCTTGCAACTGGCTTATAGCCATATGTACTTCGTGATCTACTTCTTCTTTTTGTACTTTAGAAGTTCTAATCACTTCTCTTATAGCTTGTGTTAATTCTGATGTTTTCATTTACAATGGTAGTTTAAATATCTCTGTAGTGCTTTCGCAAAATGAGTTCCCTTATCTTCTAGTTTTGATTTTTCTGCTCTAACTTTAGAACAAGATAGTGAACCTAATCTTTTTTTAAGGATACCTGGTTTAACTGGATCGTCTATTCCTTCCATTAGCATCTCCATTAAGTGTGAGATGTCTACAACCCATAATTTAGGATCAACTCCGTTTTTTACAAGTCCGGATAATCTTGTGTTGCCTGCTACTAAGTCGTAATCTCCTTCACCAAACTTAACAACGATAGACATTTCTATAACTCCTTTTTCAAATGCTTGATGAAATCTTTCTTTCTTTGGAGCTTCTAATCCTTCGAAATCTAGATCTACGTTACCTAAAACGTCTTTAATCTTTGAAAACGATTCTGGTTTTCCTTGGTTTGCTATCTCTATCCACTTCTCTTTACCCATATCCTCAAATTCAGGATACCTAAGAGCCTCTTCCCATTCGTTTGCGAAATTAGGTTTAGTGTACTTTATTTGTTTTGCTTCGAGTAAGATATTAATTAGTTTCATTACTTATGACTTTGTAGCATTTCGAATAATAATGCAGTTAGAGCGGCGAATATAATCCAGAGTGCTTTTTGTACTCCGTTTTTCCATTTCTTTAGTTCATCTAATTCCTGCATATTCCTCTGATATTCTTTTTCGTTTGATTGGAGGCTTACACGGAAGTCAGTATTTTTATTAGTCTTTACTACTAGTCCATCTTCTGGATTTAGTAGCATATATTTTAATTCGGAAATATCATCTTTAACATCCTTCATGTCTTCTAACATTATCTTCAATTCACCGTTCGGCATATGTGCCTTTATGTGTCTAAGTTCTGATAATATCTCTTCCAATGCTGTGTCTTGTGCTGCCATATTTTAAAATTGTAAAATAGTTACTAATAAATAGTTAACTATCTATATTACTTTTGAGGTTCTTAAGGTATTCCTGTAGCTTATCTAAAACTTCTTTTTTAAACTTAGTATTGTTATTTTTCCAATCTTCTATATCTCCTTGCTCAGTTACAAAAGTATCCGTTTCATTTAGAGATTCTAATACCCAAGCTTCTATATCTGCTGCAAAAGCAACCATATTACCTTGAAGCATTCTTTTAGCATAAGCCTCATATAGCCCTGCTTTCTTTAATGTATCTTCGTATTTAATTGTACAGTCAAAGCAAACTTTATGTAACGTATACATTCTCTTGTGCAAGTGGTGCTCCATTGAACCACTACACTGAGGGCATCTAAGAGGGATTCTAACAGCTTTTTTAGCTGCATCTAACTTAGTTACATTCTGCTTAATACCGTTTACAATTGTCCATTGCTTACCTACCTCTTCCCAAATGTCTCCTTCTTTATGTCGCTTAACTTCTTTCTCGTAACCTATTCCTAATCTAGTTTTAGCAGTATAGTCCTTACTTACTAAATTTCTAACTCTCTGTACGTCTCTTTCTTTAAATTCTTTTTTAAGTAAGCTCTCACTCATAACCTAGTTCTTTTAATTTTGCTAATACTGGTGCTACATTACCGTGAAGACATCTAATAGCGATTCCGCCAGATGCTTCCCATTGGTCTATATTTGATTTCTTATCGTCGATTAATATCGCATTTGGATTAGCATACTTTTGTTTATCTGCTGAGTAGGCAAAGATAAGTTTAGGCTTTGGTGATAGGTTATTTTTAACCCAAATATTTTTTCCTAATCTTGAATTATCATGACGGGAAGGAGAGCTTAGAAGCTTAGCATCGTACTTTGAAATAAAATTCCAAAGCTCTCTACCACCGCTCATCCAACCCATTCCAACCCAAAACTTAACACCTACTTTATTATCTATTAATTCCCAAAAACCGGCTGCACCATGTTTTGCTTCATACTGTTCTGGTTTCATTCCTGAGAAGTGTTCAAACCTTTCTTCAAAGTCTGTTAGTACTCCATCCATGTCGCAGTAAATTTGATACTGTGGTTTTTCTTTTTCTACTTCTAGTAGTTCAAATAAACTCTTCATAACCTTTATTTTTTGTTTTTATTTTTTTGAGAATCTTCCCACTTTCTAAATATCATATTACCTTTTAGGTATGCTTCTTCTTCTAATGCTGCTAATTCCTTATCTGCAGTAGTATCTGTTGTACCTCTATTACCTAATCTACCTTCTAAGTTTTGCATATGGTGTACCATTTCATGAGCAAAAGATCTTGTAACATCTTTAGGATGTCTCCCTGCTGCGTAAAGTACAACCTCTTTATCTGTTGGGTTATAATAAGCTGTTTTACCAAAAAAGTCTTCTGCTTCGTCTAAATCTCTACGTATTTTAACTTCCGGTAAAGGTTGAACTGTCATACCTTCTTTTATCATATACTCTAAAAGTCCGGCAAAGTGATCGCCGTAGTCGTAATTTGCAGGCATATCGGAGGTGTTATAAGGACTCTCACCTTTAGTCTTAACGACGATTCGATCTCCATTCATTTCAGCTTCAAACCTATCGTCCAAAATAGACTTAATAGCTTCTAGTTGGTTTGCTAAATTAGCACGGTCTTCTGAAGATACTGTGCCTGTGTTTTGTAAAGGTATACCAGAAGAACTTTCTGTTATTGTATTTTCATCAAACCAGCCTGAGTATATATCTTCTATCTTTTCGGCTACCAGCTCGGCTATAATTCCTTGTTTCAACATTTTTACTATTTTTAAGATCTCCTGTCTCGATAATTCTTTTGGAAAAAAATCTAAGACATCGTCGAGACTTCCGTTTAAAATTGCATCTCTAAAACCGGTTGCTCTTACGTTAGAATTTTCTCCTCCGTTAACTGCTAAACCTTGTACGTTATCCAAATTTTTAAATGCACTAACTCTTTTTAGGTCCAGATAATCCTCTGAGGTTCTTACACCTGTTACGGCATAGAACTTTTCAGTAGGTCTATTTTTAGCATGACTTCTAGCAACAAGCATTGGGTTAGCGTCTGCTACAATTACTTCTACGTTTCCTGGTAAATATTTTTTATATATATCCCAAACTGCCTTGGCATTTTCTTTGTCTATACCGTTACGAACTCCGCTTCCGATATAAATCATCACCCTTTCTATCTTTTCTAACTTTTCACCTTTACCTTGTATTACTTTATCTGCCGCGTCTTGGCTTGATTCTAGGTCGTAGGTTCTTGCTTGTGCAGATCCGTTTATTAAAGATTTTACTAAATCAAAATGACCTCTATGTGGTGGTTTAAATGCTCCTGGATATAGTATTACTGCCATTATGTCAAGAAGTTTTGTACTCTTTGATCAATCTCTGCTACTGTAGAACCTTTTAATTGTTCTACAAATTTAGCATTATGAATCATATCGGCAATATTATTTAATACTTCTTTATTTTTTTCCTCAGCTTTTTGACGAACACTAGTAATAGAACTAACTTTCTTTTTCATCTTATCATCTCCAGGTCCAGTCCCATTCTTCTCGTAAAAGCCCATCCAGTATTTCTTTAACTGCTTATCCATAGATTCGTCTTCTCTATTATAATCTATATCAGCTACTTCTTTTCTATAAGCATCTGCTGCTATCTTATCATCAATATCGTAAGGTTTTCTAAAAGTAGAAATAAATCCTTCAGCTCCGCCGTTATCTTCCATGTATTTTGCTAAGTAATCGGATATACCGTTTGATCCATTTCTAGCAGCTACGTTAAATTCTTTAATTTCTTTATCGTATTTACCGCCTCTATCATTAGCAAATAACATAAACCTATCTCCTAATAATCCTTTATAATATCCGATTTGCTGATATACATCTCTCCAGGTTGAAAAGACAGCTGTTTTTGGTATCTGTCTTTCTCTTTCGAAATTTGAAATAAATGATATTAAAGGGTGAGTATAAACCATTACCATAAAGACTTCGTATCCGTTACCTAAAAGATCTTGTACTTTCTTAGAATTAGAAGCTGTAGTATCCCATATAAAGTTCTCTTTATTTTTAGAAGCATCTTCTACGTCCTGATTTACCTGGTTAGCTGCTGCAGAAAGGTTTCCGTAATATGGATGTTCCTTATCTTCTACATACTTATCAGGATTAAAAATAGTTAAACCTCCTAGATCTAATTGATTAAGAAGGTAACTTTTACCAGCACCTGCGCCTCCAGCCATAATAACAGCTTTTGGTTTAGCTTTAGCTTCTAATATTAGTTGTGAGAGTTTCATTTATACTTACTTCTTTAGTTATAAATATCAAAGTTTTATACTAGTCGGGTATACTGAGTAAATTGGTTCTGTTGTTGGATTTTCTAACTGATATAGTTTGTATACTGTTTTAAATAAATCGTAGTTATAATCGATTTCATCAACTACTTTAATCTGCCAACCGCTACCTTGGTATATACCTTCTTTTTTAGAAGCGCTACGGGTATTAGCTTTCAACCACAGTACTCCTGTTCTTTGAATATCTATATCTTTACATTCTTTAAATCCTTTTGCATATGCTGCTAACTGTAAATCGTAGCTTTTATGTAATGCATTAGATGTTTTAATATCTAGTAACCAAGTCTCTCCCCCCATCTCTACCACTAGATCAGCCGTTCCAGCATACTTATCTTCATCCGAAAATACGAACTGTTCTGTAGAAATTAATTTAGGTTTATGGGTTGTCCAAAAATCATGAAACTTTAGAATCATTTCCCATACAATTTGAGAATATCTTGCATTACCGTAATCATCCATCCAGCTAATTTCTCCACCTTCTACTAGTATTTCAATAGCTTTATGAACTTGTGTACCTTCTTTACCAGCTTTCTGCATAATGATTTCTGCATTATGCCCTACATCTTTAAGCCAGTTTTCAAAGAATTTGTTCTTAGGTAAGTACTGTAGTATTGTAGTCACAGAGGGGTAGTATACTCCTTCTGAACGTTTATAAACTCTTCTATCTAGAAAATTGATTTGCTTTAAATCAGGATTGTAGGATAGGTTCTTTTTAGTATCTTCTACTAAAAGATTATCTCCTTGTCTTATCATAATAAGTTTAATTTGTATCGCATAAGAGAACTTAAATCTAACTCTTCTGCATCTTGGATGTGATTGGTGAATAAATGAAAACCCATTTCACTTGGATCTTTTTCGTCCATATCTACTAAGTATACTTTTTTACCCATACTAATAAACTGCTCGCAAAATTTAACCGCTTTTTTCAAAGCATCTCTATCTAAAGCTATGTAAATTTCCTTTACTTTACTTGTAACTATTTTCTTTAAAAGAGATTTTGATATATTTTTTCCTAAAATAGGTATAGCGTTTCTTCGAATAGCCATTGCATCGAATACTCCTTCACATATTATTATAGGTTGATTCCAGTTTATTAAGTTCTCAAAGACTATTATATCTTTAGAAGCTTCGGGGTTTTTATACTTAGCATAACTTCTGTTAAAAGATCTAGCTACGTAAAAGTTTAATTGGTTGTTTTGATCATATGATGGTATGATTATTCTATCGCTAAATTCTCCTGCGATACAGTAACCTATATTGTGTTTTAAAATGTCATTATCTGTAATTCCTCTATCGTAAAGATACTTTCTTGCTATATTAGCTGAGAAAGATGTTGTAGGGGCTAAGTAAAGAGGTTGAAATTCTTTAGGTAGTTCTATTGCTTTTTCTATCTGGTATTCTACCTGCTCGCCCTTCTTTATATATTGAAGGACTTCCTGTGCTTGAGGTCCGCTTATTTTTAGCTGCTTTAATAAAGACCTTATAGTACGTCCTCTAGTTTCACATACCCAACACTCCCAAGGATTTTCTCCCTTGTCGTTTGTATTAAAGTTGATTTCCAGCTTAGGTTTCTTATGGTTACAAAATGGGCAATTAAAAGCATGGTTATCTTTTGCTCGTTTGTAACTCTTACCTAACACGTTCTCAACTGCTCCTAAAAGAAAAGTATACTCCATATGCACATAACTATTACCTTAATATACGAAAAAAGGCCCACATAAGCAAGCCTTTCTTTAGTTATTTTTATATTCTGGAAATATTTAAAATCGTAGTATAGATTTAATATAAGCTAATACATCTGCTCGTGCTGGTCCTAAATCTTCTGGTTCTGTTGCTGGACCGTTTATCCATGTTGACCAAGCTTTAGCTATCAAGTCTACACCATTATCAAAATCAGGTCCCATTGCTTCAACATACCCTCCGTTAGCGTCAACATATTGATCTTTTTCACCTTCTTTTACTTCTCCTTCGTTATAACGGCAGTAAGACATATTAACTACTGTGTATTCACCTTCGTCGTTATACTTACGACATTCTCCGTTTCTTATTTCGTAGTGATGTTCGTATTCTTTTATAGTTGCTGTAGTTGGGCTTGATTTAATATCGTTTGATATACTATCAATTCTTGTTTTTTGTACGTTCTCTATACTGTCTACTTTCTTAAGATTGTCAAATTCACGTTTAAAAATTTCATCTGATGTGCCTGCAGTACCACAAGAAGCTAAAATAGCACTTGCCATAGCTACCGTAAGTAGACCTTTACTAGCTAGTAATTTAACTTTATTAAGTATTTTACCTAAGTCAATAGCTTCATTAACATCTCCTACAACGGCATTTACTAATTCTTGCTCGATTGGACTTAATTCTGCTACTTCACTTACAGTAGTTTCTTCATTTATTGTTTTTGCAACAGAAGTTAGTTTATTTTCTGTTAAAAATTTTCTTAAATCAAAGTTATTGCTCATTTCAATTACATTTATATTGTATAAATAGTTTATTTTTTCTAAACTTGAAGTAGCGTGCAGGTTTTTTCAAAGAATACCTTAGTGTATTTACCCTCAGCGAATGTTCTTGCAATATTCAAATTATAATCTAATCTATCTAGAAGTTTAGTTTTTAAAGTAGGTAGAGTTTCGGTATTAAATTTTTTATAAAAGTTATCTGCGACTCTTAAAGCTTCTTGTATTCTTATATAATCACTTTTTATTTCACCATAGTAATGGTTTTCAAAGTAGTCATCAAATAGGTCATACCCTAATTCTCTAAGTTCACTTACTAGTCCTCTCTGTCCAATATAAATTGGCATCTGGTAATAGTAAAAAGGTTTAACACTCTTCTCTGTTATAAATAAAGGATTGTAAAGTAAGCCATCGTTAATAACTAATGTCTCTACTACTATATTAACTAGTTGATTTATACTACTTGTAGGTAAAAAAACATGTTGTTTATTATCGGTAACCGGATATGTATCCCATTTAATTGGTAACTTCTCTTCTAAACCTGGTGTGAGATATTTTGTATAATTCCCAAGAATATATTGATCATCTTCTCCGTATGGTCCAAAAGATAAATCTAATACATTTCTATTTTCCCACCAGTCGTATTTTGCTAATTGATTTATAACTAAGATTCTATCTACTCTTGCTCTTCTCATTAAGCATAGAAAATGCTTTTTGGGTTCTGTATTTCTATGGTTATATTCTGGGAGATTTTTAGATTGATCTAGATACACTGTTGGGATTAACCCGTCAAAAGGGTTTCTTAAAAAAAATTCCCAGAAACTACCATGACGATATCCTCTCAAGTAATCTGTCTTACAGGAATGTAGTAAGTGTATTCTATCCTTACTTACTTTGTTTATTTCTAGTAATTCTAGTAAAGGTGTTACTTCTAAATAATTCTTAGCTTCTCCTAAAAAAGAAATAACAAATTTATACTCAGTAGATTCTTCTGTTAAAAAATTACTGTTAAATATTCTTTGAAAGCTTTCGTTCCTATTATCATTTCCATGATCCCATAACCATGGGCTAAAAGAGTTTAAATCTATGTAACATACTTTACTTTTTTTTAGTTCTAAATGGGAAAGTAATCCACTTTCTCTAGCTAGATCTAAAAAGGCATGCTTCCATCCGCTGTCGTAATTTTCTTGAGTTTCTGGATCCGAAAAAGAAAAGTGTTTTAAATATTCTACCTTTTCTTCTATCATAACTTTTTATTTTTTTAAACGTCTGTCATTCTAATTTTACCTGTCGAAGGATCCTCCATAAAATTATCTGGACGGATATCTAATTCATCAGGATCTATTCCTAGTTTTTTAGCTTCTTTTTCTAGAGCATCTAAGAACTCTTCTGGTATTTCTCCTCTATGAGGTGCCATTATATCCATCGTAATTACTCCTAATTTAGGATTCATTTCTTTTACGTCGTGTATATGTACAAAGTATTTTGTCTTCTTTCCTACCAGTTTTAAGGCATGTTCTATCTCAATCTCGTCTGTTGTTACTTTAACAGCTCTTCCACCTAATAAGTACACAGCGCCGTAGTCGCCAGCACCTAAGTACTTGCCGCCTTTGTCTTTTATCTTGTCTATAATCGCATTGTATTCTGGATCATATCCAATTGGACCTTCTAATATGATTCTTGATAGTTTCATTATCTTCCTTGACCTCTATACTTTTTTGGTTTTTGATCTTTAGGTCCGTAACTCTTTTTAGGTTTACCTTGAGTCTTTTTTCCAAAAGATACTTTTTGAGAACTTCCTGCTGATTTTGCTTTAGCCATTTTGTTTAATAATCTTTAAGGTTAATTCGCCGGTACCTCTAATTACTCTATGGTAGGTCCCTGCTCCAATAAATAGCTTTTGTAGAGGAATCGGCACTTCATTATCGTATTGGAATCTCCAATCAGTTTCACCAATTGGTTCTATCCATCGATCTTCTTGATCTCTATGCCATACGAATTCATCAATAGGAGTTTTAGAATCAAACGTCCTAACATAATAACCTTCTTTTATTTCTTCTTCAAATGGAAGCATACTAGCTCTTCTTTTTGTAGTTGCCTTTCTTCTGTTGCTGCTTAACAGTGGCTTTAGCTATCTTCTTACGGTTAGCTTCTTTCTTTTCTCTATTAGTCATTCTTGATAATTAACTCTCCTAAGACTTCTAGACGTCCCACTTCTCTTTGAAAAGTAGTTTGGTCCATTTCTAAGGATATTTTGCTTAAAGTTTCTTTAAATTCTTTCTTTGCTTCTTGTAAGTCAAACTTACCTTCGGCTGCTTTTTTATAATAAGAGTCTTTAACCTTAAAGTGATTGTAGGTTAATAAAGCTAATCCACCTTTTTCTTTTGCGGTAGATGCTATCTTAGCGGCTCCTTCACCTCTCAATAAAGCAAACTCATCGAAAGAGTTAGGCTTATTATCATGACCACATTTATGACAGAGGTACTTATCTTTACCGCCTTCAGATTCTTTCCAGGACCATTCACAATTATTACAATTGATCTTTTTACCTATGCCTTCTATTATTATATCTGTGAGTTTCATATTATTGAGATACTGCAACGGTCATCTCTACTTCGTAGCCGTTAGCTGTTTGAAAAGTCTTTTCGCTTTTAACTTCAATACCTCCTTTTAAGGTCTGTACTTTCATCTTCTGCATTAGATCAGCAGTTGCTTTCATCCTAGCCATTTGCTTAGCAATACGATGTTCAGAAGATTTTCCTAGACCGAAGCCGGTCATAGTTGTATCTTTTTGTTGAGTAGTTTGAGAGATTGGTGTTGGTTCTTTTTGTTGAGCTTGTCCCATATTAGGTGCTCCTAAAGTTGCTAAGCCTATTCCGGCGGCAGTAAATAACTGTTTGGCTGATATTTCTTCAACCCACTCTGTATCTTCTTCTGGTTCGTCATCAGGTGTCCATCGCTTTCCAGTTAACTTAGTTGATTTGTCTAATATCTTATTAACTGCTTTTTGTATTTTTTGATCAGAGTCTTTTTCATTAAAAAAGAATTGATCGTTCATTCCGTCACTTAAGTAAATATCTCCTAGTAGGTTGACACTAAAGTAAGAATCCCCCATTGAAGAACCGTTAAATAGTAATTCAAATCTAGAGTCTGTTGTTGTTTTAGGGTTTATAGTTACTGTGCTTTTACCGTAGTAAGTATTATACGCATTAACTAATTTTTGCGCAATTGTTTCTATTCTAGTATCTTCTAAAAGTATTTTTAAAAGTTTCATAGACTACCAGTATCCTGAGAAGTTAGAACTTCCTCCAAGTGATTTCCAATATCGGCCAATATTACAAGACCAGTAACCTGCTTTAGTTCTGTCTTTCTTCTGAGCACATTTATGACGAGCTGCAAAAGATGCTCTAGCTCCTTGTTGTTTAAATTTAACTGAAAGTCCTGTATCACCAAATGATACTTTTTTTACATTTCCTGTTGAAGGATTCTTAACGTAAACGTAGAATTTTTTACTACCCCCACGCTTTGGTTTATTTAATTGAACTTTTTTTCCTTTGTATTCTATCTCTTGAATGTAATCAACAGAAGCTTTTAGTATTTCAAATCCGTTATAATCAAAGTTATCGTTATGGTGTTTAACTGCTTTTCTAAACTTGTCCATATCAATCTTAGCTCCTATAGACTCTACTGCTTCTTTTACTGCTTCGAAATCAATCATCTCATCGATGCTATTAGCTTCGTCTATCTTACTATCATCTTCAATCATTTCGTCAATCCAGCATCCAATTTCAAATAAAGGATTATAGCTTGGAGATACCATTGGTAAATCTAAAGGTACAACCATTCCGTTATAGTCCCCATGAGTTCCAATGTCTGTGTTTCTAATTAGATCTTCATCTTCTTCGTTTAATTCTACTTCTCCATTCTCATAAGCTTCTCTAGCTTCTGTAAATAAGTTAACAAATGCTTCAGAAGAATAACGGTATATGTTTTCATGTAGAGTTAAACCGTTATCGATGTGGTACTGTAAGCTTGGTAATCCTACTATTTCTCGTAGTTTAATCATCTGTATCAGGTGTTATAAAGTCTTTTCTATAAAATTTTCCGAGGACGTTATCGTTAATATAATTGTTTCTATATTCAAGTACCTCTTTAATAAATAGGTATTTAGTCTCATAATATGTAAGAAGTTTCTTTGATCTAACAAAACATAAGATTTGTTTAGTAAATTCTTCTTGCTTACCTTCTTTTATAAGGCCAACTATCTCTGCATGAGACCCGAAATAGGTTTTCCAATCTGATTCTTTGACTATCTTTCGCTTTCTTTTCTGATCGGTTAGCGGAGGTAAAGTCCTGTTAAAATATAGTACTTTTTTTCCTATATATTTTCTCCCTGTTGGAGTATGTGTTACTTCGTAAATAAAGCCAAAAGTGCCCTCAGGCATATCACTCATTTCAGTGATAATTCGGCCATCGTAAATCCATGACGGCATAGTAATTCCCATTTAGTTAAAGATTAAGTTACGAAATTTAAGTACGAATAACAACTGATCCGGAAAAGCTTCCGGCAAATGTTATTTTTAGAGTATCAACTCCTGTACTTTGAATACCGGCTGGTATTACTGTATCGTAGATTCCTGGTGCTGTATATTGATAAGCTTGTACAGTTGGGAATCTATTATTAAGACTATGTGTTACTTCTAGTAGTGTTGTAGCTCCTCCTATTGCATGAGCATAAAATGATCCAGAGAATCCAGATAATTGTACAGAGCTTGAAATAGTACCGTTAGGTAAAGCAGCGATTACACCGTTTATAAATTGGCTATCTCCTACATTTAAAGTAATTGTTCTTGAGGTAGTTAAGTCCCCGCCTCCTAGTACTCCTCCTATACCAGAAAAAGTTACTGCGCTATGGTCAATATGCCTATTACTGGTATAATTTGTAGTAGCGTTATGATCTATCTGAATTGATCCAGATATTATTACTGGTTTATTTTTTACGTTTGTAAACTCTACATACGAAGCTGTAGTAATACCTGTTAGTCCTGATCCGTTTCCATAAAAAGATCCTGAGAATCCTCTTGATGCGGAGATAGAGCCGTCAGGTAAATATACTGAACCTGTAAGTAAAGAATATAATTGAGGCATATTAGCTAATTCTTATCTGAATAAAGTTGCCATTTCTATATAACCCTCCTAACGGTACACCGTTTGATGCTGCTGCATTATCGTTTGCAAAGTTAAGGCTTTGAGAAACTTCTGATAGTACTACATATCCGTTTACAACATTTATAGCGGTTCCGTTGTGGTAGCATCCAAATGTAGATGAACCTGAAACTTGTAAATTTCCTACTACAGTATGTGTATCGTCAAAACTATTACCCCATTTAGTAGACCCGCTTTGAAAGATTACTGAAGATGAAGTAAAAGAAGTGTGTATTTGTTCTGCTTGTAATGTACCTTTAATGACTAAAGATCCGGTTATTTCGGTATTAGCACTTATTATAAACTTATCTGCTCTATAATCGTACTTCAAATCATTAGATCCTATATTTACAGACCCGCTTCTATATATAATTTGTGTATCACTAGCAACACCTCCTACTGGAGCTATATTGATAGACTGTACATTATTACTACTAGCAGAGGTAAATAACGATATAACTTGCCCGCTAAAAGAGGATGAGTAAATAAAGCTCCTGAAGTTGTTATCTACTTCTGTATGGGTTAAAGCACCACCCTTTACGCTTCTTAATGTTATTGCCATTTCTATTTATTTTCTAATTGTGCTACTCTCTCTTGTAAATTTTGTATCAATATATTCTGGGC